CTTGGCCCCCGTCAAAGCTATCCCGCAACGGTTCTCAGGCTGATTACAGCGGCAAGGCACGTTCTGCCCGCCAGTATCGCTCTGACGCCCTTGTGTGTGCTTTACGCGATGCCAGAGGGGTGACGGTATCCAGTCCCATCATGCTGGACATAACATTCCACGCGCCTGACAACAGACGCCGCGATCTGGACAACCTGCTGGCCATGACAAAACAGGGCATTGATGCCATTGCGGAAGTCCTGAAAGTGGATGACTACAGCTTTGAATATACCTTGCGGCGCGGTGACGTGTCGAAGGGTGGGAAGGTTGTGGTGCGGCTTTGACACCGAGAGAGAAAAGCCTGTCAGACATTGGCCTGGTAGCATTGAAGCACGGCTTAACACGCCATGACATACTAGGCCGCGTAAAGACGGCACACATTTGCAGGGCGCGCCATGAAGCCTTTTACACGTTCCGGCGTCGTGGCTGGTCCTATGCTGAAATAGGCCGCTTGTTTGGCCGTGACCATAGCACGATCATTCACGGCGTAGAAAAGCATCAGAAGGTAGCTTTTGCATTGCCTGTAAATGCAGGAACAACGGCGGGGTTAATATGACCTTGCAAACTGCCGCGATTTATATAAAGTGACGGCTGGCGGGGAGCGTTGCTGCGCTCAGACCCGCCGCCTAACATTGGTCGATAGGAGGACCGTTGCTGTGATTGTATTACCGAATAATTGTTGCGGGTGCAAGGCGCTATGAGTGGCTTGCAGTGGTTTCGTCTTTATCATCGCATTGTTGATGATGAAAAACTCCGCCTTTTGGCGTTTGAGGATCGCTGGCATTTTGTGGCATTGTGCTGCCTAAAGGGCGACGGCCTTCTTGACACTCCTAATGATAGCCTTCGTTCTCGCAAGATAGCGGTAAAGCTAGGCGTTCAATTGCGGGAGTTGGACGAGATTGGTAGGCGTTTGCAAGAAGTCGATTTAGTGGATGCAAACCTATCGCCAGTCGCTTGGGATGAATTGCAGTTTAGGAGCGATTCTTCACAAGAGAGGGTGAAGCGATATAGGGAGGCCCGCAAAGAACGCGGCCTAGTTGCACAGTGGCAACCATCAAAAGCCCTTCGCCAATCTGTTTACGATAGAGATGGCCATGCTTGTGTTTATTGTGAAACAACTGATGATTTATCGATAGACCACAAGACGCCAGAAATGCACGGCGGAACAAACGACTTTGACAATCTCCAAACTGCTTGCCGCAAATGCAACGCACAAAAGCGAGATTTAACAGACCAAGAATATAGGCAACGGCTTAGTAACGGGGCTGTAACGTTACAGCAACGCCCTAAGAGTAAGAGTAAGAGTAAGAATAAGATAACAGATACAGAAGTTAATACTGACGTATTAACAGCAAAACGCAGGAGCGTTTATGCTCGTAAGCCTGATGAAATATCTGATAGCCTTTGGGCCGATTGGAAGAAGCACCGCAAGACGGCTTTCACGGAAACTGCATTGGCTGGATTGAGGCGCGAGGCAGCTAAGGCTGGCTGGACTTTGGAAGCATCAATCACGGAAGCAATAGAACGAGGCTGGCAGGGCTTCAGAGCAGATTGGATTTTGAACAATGGAAATACAGGGCGCACTAGCAACAATTCAAGCGGCAATGGACGAACCAACGGCTTTGCCAAAGCACTTCAACAAGTCGCGGATGGACCATTTGATGAGCCTTTCGGATTTGACAGTCGCAGAATGTGACGAGTTGCGATCTATCGCTCTGTCGATGCCTGACGAGCAGTTTGAAGTTTCGCCGCGTGAACTTGCGCGCCAGCTTCAATTCATCGAAGCCACATTACCTGCCAAAAATGTTGAAGAGCAATCTGGCCAAATGCGCACGGCAGTTTATGCGCGCATCCTTGGCGGCTACACAAAAGAAGCGCTATCCTACATGACGCAGCGTGTATGCCGCGAACTGGATTGGTTCCCCACGCCACACCAGTGCCTAGAGATTTTGGCAGACTATAACCCGCCAGTATCGCGCAAGGATAAGGCGCTGCGCATTTGCGCCAACCACACGCAGGCCCGCTTCGATGAATTTATTGAAGCCCTGCGAAAAAAGGATAAGATAGACTTAACCAACAAGCCTGAACGCTGGCTGCGCATCGCAACCGAGCAAGGCTATTTGAAATTTGCAGATGACCAATACCAGCAGCGGTGACCTATTCGACAAGCCAAAGACCGCAACAGACCTACTCTGTGATTTAATACGCTACAAGGATGGACGCATGACGAAGACAGAGATAACCGCGAGATGGAAAGGCCAGCAATGGTCAACGCAGGGATTGCGCGATTGGGCTGCATGGCAGTGGAAGGAGAATGTGAGATGATCTGGCAGCCGATAGAAACAGCGCCAAAGACAGGCGACAGGTTTGTTTGTTTGGTGCCGATGCAATATATGCGGGGAAATTATAAGCCCGACATTTGCCATTGGGAAAAGGGGCTAAACGAGCCGCGTTTTATATTCACTGGATGGTCTTCAAAGCCTCAACCAACCCACTGGATGCCCCTACCGGAGGCCCCGCATGACTGACAACCGCAACCTATCATCGCTTTCAGACGCAGCCCTGCAAGACCCTCACATAGTATGGCGTCTAAGATCGACGCCGCGCTAAATCAGTAATCTAACAGGGGGTATATATGGAACTAAGCCAAAGTGAACGGATAGTCTATGAAGCGCTTGTTGGTGCGGCTGAACGCATGGAGCCTTGCCCGAAGCATGATGAACTCAACGCGATGATTGGTTGTTCGTCCACCTCTGCCAGCCCGACAATCGTAAAGCGGCTGGAAGAAAAGGGCTTGATTGAAGTTGAACGCTTTCAAAGAACGCGCCAAGTGTGTATAGTTGCTACTGGAAAATGCACATCACGACCGCTCAACACTGCCCCGCACTGGCGCAATCGCCCACCGGAGACATTGCGCCCCGCGCCTCACACGATAGCGGAAAGGAAACCAAACATGGCCGCTGAAATAATGTCATGGGCAAACCACAGGGGAGTATCCCTGAGCGATGCCCTGGCTGATCTGGTATTTGTCGGATGGGAAGTGGAGAAGGAACGTGGGTGACTTGACGCCAAAACAACAGGCGTTCGTTACTGAATACCTCATTGACCTGAACGCCACGCAGGCGGCTATACGTGCGGGTTATAGCGCCAAAGATGCAGATGTGCAGGGGCCGCGATTGTTGGGAAATGTTAGGATTGCCGCTGCTGTTGCTTTGGGTATGGAACAGCGCACTGAACGCACACAGATAAACGCTGACTGGGTGCTTACTCGCCTAGCTATTGAGGCTGAAGCGGATATGGCTGAACTATACGATGAGAGCGGAAAACTGAAGTCTATTCATGACTGGCCGCTTATATGGAGGCAGGGGCTTGTTGCTGGTGTTGAGACTGTCCGTGAACGCTCAAGCAATAGCGATGAAGAAGTTTCATTCGTGGATAAGATTAAAGTGAGTGACCGGATAAAGCGGCTGGAACTTATTGGACGGCATGTGGGAGTGCAGGCTTTCAAGGATAAGGTCGAGGTTGATGTGACCGATGATCTTGCAGCCGTACTCAATGCGGCGCGCAATAGGGCGATAAATGCCAAGCGCGCTTGAACTTAAAATCGAACTTGCAGAAGAGATTGCAGGTTACACGCATGATCCGCATGGTTATGCTATCTTTGCTTTCCCATGGGGAGAGGGTGAACTTGTCGACGCTAAAGGCCCTCGCGCATGGCAGGGCGAAACCTTCGACATTATCGGCGACCATTTAAGCAATCCGGCCACCCGCTTCACGCCATTGCGTATCGCCGTGGCTTCAGGGCACGGTATCGGCAAGTCCGCGTTGATTGCGATGCTGGTAAAGTGGGGGCTTGATACCTGCGAAGACACCCGCGTGGTTATCACAGCAAACACTGAAAGCCAGTTGCTCACAAAGACAAGCCCTGAAATTGCGAAGTGGGCACGGCTTGCTATTACCCGCGACTGGTTCAAGTCGACGTCTACTGCTCTCATATCAACAATGGCAGGCCACGATAAGGGTTGGCGCGCTGACTTGGTAACGTGGTCCGAGAACAACACCGAGGCTTTTGCCGGTCTCCACAACATGGGCAAGCGTCTGATTGTCATTCTGGACGAAGCCTCTGGTATCGCTGACAAGGTGTGGGAAGTTATTCTCGGCGCGCTGACCGATGAAGATACCGAAATTATCTGGATTGCATTTGGAAACCCCACACAGAACAGCGGCGCATTCCGTGAATGCTTCGGTAAGATGCGCCATCTATGGCACACACGCCAGATTGACAGCCGCACGGTCGAGGGCACCAACAAAGCCTATCTACAAGAGATATGCGATACCTACGGCGAAGACAGCGACATTGCCAAGGTCCGTGTGCGCGGCATGTTCCCGTCTGCATCCTCCATGCAATTCATCGGTTCGGATATTGTCGACGCTGCCATTGCGCGCGAACCTCAATCGATAGGCTCTGACCCTGTGATATTCGGCGTTGACTGCGCGCGGTTTGGCGATGACCACTCCACACTAGCAATCCGCTGCGGTCGTGATGCGAAGACGCGCCCATGGAAGCGATGGGAAAAGCAGGACAGTATGCAGCTTGCGG